CTAGATATAAAAGGAGACCTTGACTTAGGTAGCTCTAAAATTCAATCACTACCGAATGATTTAACAGTAGGAGGAAATCTTAATTTAAGTTATACTAAAATTAAATCACTACCAAATGGTTTAACAGTAGGAAAAAGTCTTAACCTAAGTGGCTCTAAAATTGAATCACTACCGAATGGTTTAAGAGTAAGAGGAAGTCTTTACTTACGTTACTCTATAATTGAATCACTACCAAATGATTTAACAGTAGGAGGATATCTTGACTTAGAAAACACTCCAATATCTAAAAAATATACGAAAGAAGAAATAAGAAAAATGGTACCTAATGTAAAAGGTAGTATATACATATAAAGAAAACATGAAACCAAATTTAATTAAGATTTTTAAATTTATAGAGGATAAGATAGGTAAAAAACTTAACAGTGGACAGTCCTTTAGATTAAAACTGATCTACGATCCAAGCTCTCTTACTAAAGAAGATCTAGATATAAAAGGAAATCTTATCCTAAGTAACACTCAAATTCAATCACTACCAAATGGTTTAACAGTAGGAGGATATCTTGACTTAGAAAACACTCCAATTCAATCACTACCAAATGATTTAACAGTAGGAGGAAGTCTTTACTTATTTAACACTCCGATAATTTTTCTACCAAATGGTTTAACAGTAAAAGGAAATCTTGACTTATTTGACACTCCAATTCAATCACTACCAAATGATTTAACAGTAGGAGGAGATCTTGACTTAAATAACACTAAAATTGAATCACTACCAAATGGTTTAACAGTAAAAGGAAATCTTACCCTAAGTGGCTCTAAAATTAAATCACTACCAAATGGTTTAACAGTAGGAGGATATCTTTACTTAGTTCACTCTCAAATTCAATCACTACCGAATGATTTAACAGTAGAAGGAAATCTTTACTTAAATAACACTCCAATATCTAAAAAATATACAAAAGAACAAATCAAACAAATGGTACCTGGAGTAAAAGGTAAAATAATTATATAAAAGAAACATGAAATGATAGGGTTAAGAGAAATACTAGGTAAGAACACCTTTAGGGAGATAAAGAAACCTGTAGCGTGGTACAGAAAAGCAATTGACGGTACCCCATGGAACAGTAGTGAAAGAACCTTTTACCTAAAGGTACTTGATAGTATTGTAAGGCAGAAGGAAATGGTATCACCAAGGCAGCAACAAATACTTGACGACATAGAATACGGTAGAGACCCTAATAGGAGGTACAGTACTAAGAATTAAAATGTAGAATGAAAATACTAAAAACAACTAAGCTTGTTTGGTTACCTTTTTTTAATTACCTTACAGAAAAGGTTACAGTAAATGTTTTATATAGTTGAATCAGACAGTCAAATAGATAGGCTTCTATCCTATAAGGATGAAAAGACGTACGTAGAGGTCATTTCTTCTAATCAGAACTACCACCCACTCCTTTCTTATACAGTAGCAATTTATATAAGACCAGCTTCGGAACTACAGGGCTTTATTGTTCCGATAAGTCACGATGAAGGACTGAATGTACAGAAAGAGCGTATCTCCAACATTCTAAATCAGTTTACACTACTGTATACTTGGGACAAAAAACAATTGATGTACCATATGTTAATAAAGGGAGTAATAGATCTTCAACTCCTGTATACAATGGTTAATTTTGACAGAATAGGACTACCCAAAACAAACCCAACATACAACTACTACTATTCCAAATTCTCAGACTATCAAGATGTGGGTAGAATTATTCCACTAACAAAGATCTTTCAGAAATGTGAGGAAAATTATGAAACTGCTCAAACAGTTATGCAGATTAGTACCCCAGAGGGGTTTGAATTCTATAATGATACAGCTACGTCGGTTTTTTTAATGATTGAAAAACAGGGCTTGCGAATTATCTACAAAGAGTTCTTAGAAATGTTCAAACCGCAGAATAGTGTTTTTAGTATAGAAGATAACATTGTGTACACATACTACAACCTTTATAATAATACATCTAGACCAACGAATGCATTTAACTCTATCAATTTTACAGCTATTCCAAAAGCACCTGAATTCCGGAAAACAATTATCCCTCAAAATGATATATTCGTCACATATGACTATGACGGTTATCATCTTCGACTTCTTTGCGAACAGGTAGGATATAAACTAACAGGAGAATCGGCTCACAAACAGTTAGCAAAACTATACTTCAGAAAAGATGAGATTTCAGATGAGCAGTATCAGGAAGCTAAACAAATAAATTTTCATGCGATATATGGGAAGATTCCACCGGAATATGCTTTTCTAGAGGTATTCGAAAAGATACAAATATATATCGATAGACTGTGGAAACAGTTTAATGAACAGGGATATATTGAAGATCCAATATCAGGAAAACAGTTTACAGGTAAATTATGTAATTTGAACCCAGCAAAGTTGCTAAACTATTTGATTCAAAGTTTAGAGACAAGTAGAAATGTACTAATACTAAGAGAACTGTTGATTTACCTAAAAGACAAGGAATCAAAGATATGCCTATATGTGTACGATGCTATAACGGTGGACTTTAGTGAAAAAGATGGAAAAGAGATTTTAGAAGAAATACAAAGAATAATGGAATCTGGGGGAAAGTATCCGGTAAAATGGAAACATGGAAAATCCTTAGACTTTTAATAAAGCCGTAATATTTATAAACGATAAACAAAACGATAAATACAGAATTCAACCTACAGTGTTGTTGAAAATTACGACGAAAACTTACTAAGTATGAACAATAAACTATTCTGTACCTTTTCCACGGAAGAAAATCTAGAGACTACACTAAATAGTATACAGGCAAAATATATAATACTCTACAATAAAATTTTTATTCTTCATGCAAAGGAACAGGAAGAGTTCATACTAACGTACAACGTAGACTTAGGGAATATTTTGAATTTCTTACCGAACACCATTTTGGTGCACCGAAATAAAGATACTAGGACCCTATATACAATAAACAGCCTAAACGCACTAATAGCTTCTCTTAACGGAGGAGTCTTGGACCTAAACTATAGGGTAAATTGGATGGACTATCAAAACTGTATACTGCTTACAAAAGGACCGGAATTAAGGATAGTAGGTACAAAGTTACATAGTATCGTAGAAATAACGTAGGAAGAAAGAAGAAAGAGGGAAGTTAGGGAGACAGTAAAACACTTTGGTTTTTTGTTTCCATTTCCCCCCTCTGCACCGGAAAACCTGAAAAGTAGAAAATATAGAGTTGTTTAATAGAAGAAAATTTACTATCTTATAAGAAATAAAAAAAGTTAAAATAACAAGTTAAATTAAAAGTTAAAATTATGAACTTAGAAGCAATTAAAGCAAAGCTAGCAGCACTAAGCAGTGGCGGACAGGACAGAGAAAAAGTAGATTATGAGAAGATTTTTTGGAGACCGGTGACAGGTAAACACATTGTAAGGCTAGTTCCTTCAATGTACGATCCAACGTACCCATTTAAGGAGATGAAATTTCACTACAATATAGGAAAATTTCCTATGATTGCATTGTCAAATTTTGGAAAACAAGATCCAATCGAAGAGTTTGTAAAAGAACTAAGAAAAACTTCTGACAAAGATAACTGGTCACTTTCGGGAAAGATATCTCCCAAGTCTAGAATACTTGCTCCAGTAATTATAAGAGGAGAAGAAGAAAAAGGGGTACGTTTATGGTCATTTGGTTTAAACATCTACAAAGCACTATTAGCTTTAGCTGAGGATGAAGATATTGGGGACTATACAGACGTTATTAACGGATACGATATGGTTGTAGAACAAACACCGGGAACTCCATACCCAACAACCTCAGTAAGGATTAAGCCAAAAACTTCACCCTTATCAACAAATAACGACAATGTAGATTTGTGGCTAAAAACACAACCAAATCCAATGGAGTGTTTTACACAGTATGATTACGACTACATTAAAAAACAACTACAGGAATATTTGACACCGGGAGAAGAAAGTGCAACTACAGTAGTGGATACTGAACCAGATCAAGCACCATCAGTTGTACCGGGTACAGGAATAATGGAAGAAAAAGCATTTACACTAGAAGCAGCGACTAAAGGAAATAAATCAACAGTTTCAAAATTTGACGATCTGTTTAACTAAAAATGACAGTAAAGAAAAAAGGAGCAACAGAAGCCGCCGGAGAGGTAATCAAGGGCGGATTTAGTTTAAATAAGTTTAAGAAGAATAAAGGGTTTTCGAATACCTCCGTAAAGTTTAAGTCACAGGATTGGATTCCAGTTTCTAAAGCCTTTCAGGATATTGTTTCCTTACCCGGTATTCCAATTGGACATATTACACTATTAAGAGGTCATTCAGATACGGGGAAAACAACCCTACTCTTAGAGGCAGCAGTTAATGCACAAAAACAGGGTATTTTACCGGTCTTTATTATAACTGAGATGAAATGGTCTTGGTCACATGCTAAAACAATGGGACTACAGTTTCAAGAGGTTGTAGATAAGGAAACAGGGGAAATAGTAGACTACGAAGGTTTTTTTATATATGTAGATAGGGGAACTTTAAATTCAATTGAAGATGTAGCAGCATACATTACAGATCTTATTGACGAACAAAGAAAGGGTAACTTACCTCACGACATGTGTTTCTTTTGGGATTCGGTTGGGTCTATTCCTTGTGACCTCTCTATTAGATCACAGAAGAACAATAACGAATGGAATGCTGGAGCAATGTCAACACAATTCGGTAACCATGTTAACCAGCAAATAATGCTGTCAAGAAAAGAATCGCAAAAGTATACAAATACACTAGTAGCTGTGAATAAGGTTTGGACTGCAAGGCCCGAACACCCAATGGGGCAGCCCCGCCTAGAAAATAAGGGCGGTAAGACAATGTGGTACGATGCATCGCTTATTATTACATTCGGAAATATAACCAATACAGGTACTTCAAAAATAAAAGCAGTATCAAAAGGTAAAGACTATGAATTTGCAAAAAGAACAAAAGTGCAGATAGAAAAAAACCATATTAACGGTATACAGTCAAGAGGAGCACTTATTATGACTCAACATGGATTCTTAGCTGATGATAAAAAAGCAATTGATAGCTACAAAGACGAACATAAACACGAATGGACAAATATACTAGGGTCTTCTGATTTTGAAATAACAATTGAAGCAGAAGTTGGGGAAGATAACCTGAATAGGGAAATGATAGATTAGTATGGGAACTTACCAAGACATGTTAAAAAACTTGGAGCAAAAACCAGATAGAAAATTAAACGACCATATACTACTAATTGATAGTATGAACCTATTCATCCGAGGGTTCTGTGTACTACAGTCTATTAATCCACAGGGACACCATACAGGAGGACTAATAGGTTATTTAAGGTCTTTAGGTTTTTTACAACGTGAGTTTGATCCAACTAGAATTATATGTATATTTGATGGAAACGGTTCAACAATAAACCGTAAAGCAATCAACCCCGAATATAAAGCTAACCGAAGCGGTAGAAGAATTACGAACTGGTCACTTTTTGACGACAAAGAAGATGAGTACGCTTCTATGACTATGCAGTTAGGGAGATTAGTAGAATATTTACAATGTTTACCAGTAGGGTTACTTTCAATTGATATGGTAGAAGCTGACGATGTAATTGCATTTCTAGCACTAAAGTTTTCTCAAGCGGGTAAAAAAGTTACTATTATTTCTTCAGATAAGGATTTTTTACAGATTGTAGACGACAATATTCAAGTATACTCTCCAATTATTAAAAAAATGTATAATCCGATAGCCGTAAAAGAACATTTACAGGTTACACCAAGTAACTACCTGATATTAAAAGCCCTAACGGGAGATAACTCGGATAACTTACGTGGCATTAAGGGACTTGGGACAAAAACAATACTTAAGGAGTTCAAGGAAATAGGTGGAGAAGTAACAAAAGATTTACAGTATATCTATGATATTGCCTATAAAAAAATGAAAGACAAAAAAATCTTTGCTTCCATTATATATGATTGGAGTAGGGTAGAACAAAATTACCTACTTATGAATCTACAGCAACCACGGTTGTCGGATGAAGAAGTTTTAACTATATTAGAAAAGGTTAAAATAAGTAAATACGACCTACAGGGTAGGACATTTACAAAGATGTTGGAACAGGATCAAATTGAGGGATTAAATATTAATATTGAAAGCTGGCTTGACCGTTTTCACCCCTTATCAATGTACCGAAAATAAAAGTTATAAAACGTTAAAAACAAAAATAGTTACATGACAAGTCTCTCAAAACTGAACCAATATGGGAAGGGGTTTCAAATAAAAGTACTAGGTGCACTTTTAACAGATAAAAAGTTCCTTCTTACTACAAGGGACCTACTAAGATCAGAATATTTTGATTCTGATGCACATAAGTGGGTATTAGAAAGCCTTATAAAGTATTTTGACACGTACCACACTACCGTGTCTTTAGAAGCATTAAAAATTGAACTACTAAAAGTAGAAAACGACCTATTACAGGTAGCAGTTAAATCAGAACTACGAAACTGTTATGAAGCAACTCAAGAAGATCTACTTTATGTTCAAGAAGAATTTACGAAATTTTGTAAAAACCAACAACTAAAATCAGCACTACTAAATTCAGCAGACCTGCTAAATCAGGGAGATTATGACGGTATTAGAAACATAATTGAAAAGGCAATGAAGGCTGGTATGGGTACTGATATTGGTCACGACTATGTAAAAGATGTAGAATCGAGATACCGTTCAGACTACAGACCGACTATTGCTACACCTTGGCCAGTTTTAAATGAAGGAATACAAGGAGGCTGGGGACCAGGTGACCTAACTGTTGTTTTTGGGAATCCTGGCGGAGGAAAGTGCGTAGATTACAACACTGAAATTGAAATTGAATTTGAGGAGTACGGATTGACGTTAGTGAACAGTGTAGGAAAGGAGTTTACACTGTGGATTGAACCGTGGGAAGAGTTTAACGTAGACGGAAGACACCTATATGGGTGGCAAGTAGCAAATCTACTAAACATGAAAAAAGAATAGGGATAGGAAACATGTTATATTAAGAATTAAAAGAATCTTAGATGCAAGTACAGACAAGGAGACAGGTAAAGAAAATTAAGATAGGAGACCTATTTTTTAAATTAGGAATAGAACCGTATCAAAATAATCAGTACGGTGTAGAGTTTAAACTAAAGGTGAATACACCGTATGGGTTTCAACCTGTTGATGCACTTTTTACAACAGAAAGGCAAAAAACAGTAACAACATACTTTAGTAACGGTAAGAGACTGTCTACATCGGCACATCACCTATTAAAAGAAGTTGGAGGAGATTGGAAGAAAGTTGAAGAGTTACAAAAAGGGAGTAAAGTAGAGACAGAGTTAGGAGAAACTACAGTTACTAGGCAGATTTATAAAAACAAGGAAAAAGTATTGTACGATATGACAGTTAGGGATGTACACTGCTATTACAGTAATGGGATACTATCACACAACTCGTGGCTCATGGTTGCTATAGCAGGACATGCAGTACAACTAGGCTATAAGGTAAACTACTACACTCTAGAACTAGGAGAAGATTACGTAGGAAAAAGATTTGACTGTTACTTTACTGGATACGGAATTGAAGAAGTTAATACACATAGGAAAGAAGTCGAAAAAACATTAGAAGCTTTACCTGGAAAACTGATAATAAAAGAGTACCCACCAAAAGGGGCTTCGGTAAGTACAATAAAGTCCCATATACAACAGTGTACCGATTTAGGACATAAACCAGACCTAGTTATTATAGACTACGTTGACTACCTAAAACCACCTTCCAGGACGAAATATACAGAAAGAAAAGATGAGATAGACGATGTGTTTATTGCAACAAAAGCATTAGCAAAAGAACTAAAGATACCAATACTAACACCTTCACAGGTTAACAGGTCTGGAGCAAAAGATGATATTATTGAAGGGGACAAAGTAGCAGGTTCGTACGATAAGATGATGGTTGCAGATGTATGTCTATCCCTGTCAAGAAAAAGAGAAGATAAGATACTTGGGATAGGGAGAATACACATAATGAAAAATAGGTACGGAATGGACGGACATACATATGATGTAAAAATTAACACGAATAACGGACATGTAGAGTTCTTAGGTAAGATGTCTCTTATGGAAAACGACGGAAAACCTAAAGGAACCTACCGGGATTTGGCAACGAAGTTTTTTGAACTAGAAGGAGTGAAGTAGTTAAAATAAAATTAAAAAGATGATATACGTAATTCTAACAGGTTTAATTGTAGTAGCTATACTAGTACACATAGTACTATATAATGTGGGAGAAATAGGGAGATTAGGGGAATTAATAAAAGATGTAGAAAAGAAACATATAGAGGAGAAAAAAGAAGTACACCTTTCCTCAAAATTTAGATCATCAGCGGTATCCTTTGGAAAATGTATCGAGCAATTTGTTCCGTTTATGACTGACTTTCCAGTACCTGTTGAAGATGTTCACTTTTTAGGAATGCCCATCGATTTTATCGCCTTCTGTAAAACTGACAAAGTTGAGGAGTGTGAAGTGCATTTTATCGAAGTTAAGAGTGGAGGGTCTATGCTGTCCAAGAAGCAGTTTAATATTAAGACTGCGATTCTTGAA